ATCATCGAAGTCAGCGCGGAAGACCTGAGCAGCACTGGCTATAGCTATGTCAGGTTGCACGCAGTCGAGTCTGCAAACGATCCGGTACTGGCAGGGATATTGATTATCCTGTCCGATCCCCGGTTCCCGCAGTCAGTGACTGATTCGGCAATAACCTAATAGCAGCAGATCGCCGGAGCACCCTGTGAAGCGGCCTCGCCTCAGTAGCAGGACTCCGGCATCTATTGCCCCGGAGGGCGGAAGCATGGCAGCGAGTGTCTACACGTTTAACAAGCGGTACACGCCGCCGGTCGGCGGGCGCGAGTTTGAGGCTGGCGACAAGATCCCGGTCAAGGATATCGCGCCGGAGCTTGCGAAAGTACTGATCGATGGCGGCTACTGTACAGCCCCGAAAAAGCGGGCGGCAGCGAAGAAGACAGCAGCGAAAAGCAAATGAACCTGCACCAATCGCAGCTCGCAACCTGGTCGCCGGTCACGCTGGCCGATGCCAAGCAGCACAGCCGTATCGACATCGATGACGACGATGCGCTGATCACGGCGCACCTGGCGGCAGCGGTAGTGCGTGGCGAGCAGGTGACGAATCGGCAATTCGCGCCGGCTACCTGGGTGCTGAAGCTGGACGCATTCCCAGGCACCGACACGATCGAACTACCGAAGCCACCGCTGCTATCGGTATCCTCGATCCAGTACGTCGATACCGATGGCGCAACGCAGACATTCAGCAGCGGCGACTACAATGTTGACCGGACAAGCGAGCCGGGCCGCGTGGTGCTGGGCTTCGGCAATTCCTGGCCTTCGGCTCGAGCGCAGCCCGATGCGATCACGATCACCTATGTCGCCGGGTATGGTTCAGTCGTGACGGCAGTCAATGCCACGAACGTATTCACGATCACCGCCGGTGGCAGGACGTATGCCGACAATATGCAGGTGCGTCTATTCTCGGTCGGCGGCGATGTCCCGACCGGCCTGACTGCCGACACCGCGTACTACATCCGCGACGTGAGCGGCTCGACATTCAAGCTGGCGCTGACTGCCGGCGGCACTGCGATCAGCATCAGCAGCGACGGCACCGGCACGATCTACATCGACGAGGTGCCGGAGATCATCAAGGCCGCAATCAATCTGGATGCGGGGCAACTATATGAAAACCGCGAGAGCCTTGTATCGCAGGTCGGCCTGGTGCAGTTCGCGATCAATCCGACCTCGGACGACATATACCGACAGCTACACATTCACACGACGGAGTGGACATAAGATGGCGATACAGTATGCGACCTCGCGTCGGCTTGATCAAGTAGTCGACAGCCAGGGTGACGGCACCGGAACGGTGAACCAAGCACAGAGTGCAAAGACGGTTTCGGGTGCAACCAATGCCACGCCCATTGTCGTGACGGCAACAGGTCACGGTTACAGCGACGGCGACTTTGTGAACATCACGGGCGTCGTCGGGAATACGGCGTGCAACGATCTGCACGTGATCCAAAGCAAGACATCGAACACCTTTGAACTGACGACACCAGCAGGCACGGACGTCGCCGGCAACGGTTCATACTCAAGTGGCGGTGCTGCGCATTTATCCTTCGCGTGCAAGCCAGCATCTGGCGAGCAGTTCTGCCTGCATAAATTCACCGGGTATTTTCTCGATAGCGGCATGACGGACGATCTTTACATGGCCGAAGCTGCACTGAGCGTCGGTATCAAAGTGCAGGTGCGGCAAAACACAACGCTGATACATACGATCTCACCGACGCCGATTAAGACGGCCCCGGTCGGATGGTCACTGGGTGCATTGCCGATGATGTTTGCCGAGTCACTGGGCAGTGCAGCGCATTCATTCGCCTGGCGGTTTTCGAGTTGTTTTATCAATCTCGACGGTGATGCCAACGAATTTTTTGTAGTTCTCCACAGCGATTCAGTCGCTATCGAGGAACAGGTAATGAGCATCCACGGCGAGACGATATGATCGCATACAGTCCATCCAGACGGCTCGATCAGATAATAGACAGCCAGGGCGACGGCACCGGAACGGTGAACCAAGCACAGAGTGCAAAGACGGTTTCGGGTGCAACCAATGCCACGCCCATTGTCGTGACAGCAACGAGCCACGGGTACAGTGATGGCGACTTTGTTCACATCACAGGAGTCGTCGGAAACACTGCTGCAAATGACCTGCACGTGATCCAAAACAAGACCTCGAACACATTCGAGCTGACCACACCAGCGGGAGTAAACGTCGCCGGCAACGGTTCATACTCAAGTGGCGGTGCTGCGCATTTATCCTTCGCGTGCAAGCCGGGCAGTGGCGAGACATATTGCGTGGATAAATTCACTGGATATTTCCAAGATTCCGCTTCGACAGACGATAAATACATGGACGAGACAGCACTGTCCGTCGGTATCAAAATCGAAGTACGGCAGAATACAACGCTGAAGTATACGGTATCGCCGACGCCGATTAAGACAGCCCCGGTCGGATGGTCACTGGGCGGAGGGCCGAACGCAATGGTCGACAAAATGCCCGGCTCGGCTTATGCTTTTAATTGGATTTTTTCAAGCTGTTTGATGAATCTGAACGGTGACACAGACGATTTTTTTGTAGTCTTGCACAGCGATTCAATCGCAATCGAACAGCAACTAATGAGCGTACACGGAGAATCGATATGATCGCATACAGTCCATCCCGCCAGTTGAGCCAAGTACTCGACAGCCAGGGTGACGGCACCGGCACGATCAACCAGGTATTCGCAGCGAAATCTGTTTCCGGTGCGACCAATGCCACACCGATCGTCGTCACTTCATCAAGCCACGGATACAGCGATGGCGACTTTGTACACATCACCGGAGTCGTCGGAAACACAGCCGCAAATGACCTGCACGTCGTCGCGAATAAGACGGCAAACACATTCGAGCTGACCACGCCAGCGGGAGCAGATGTTGCCGGCAATGGTTCATATTCGAGCGCCGGTGCGATACATCTATCCTTCGTCTGTAAGCCGGGCAGCGGCGAGACATATTGCCTGCATAGACTGAACGGATATTTTATCGATTCCGCTGCTACTCACAACGAATACATGGACGAGACTGCACTGACTGTCGGCATCAAAGTCCAGGTGCGGCAGAATACGACCGTCGTTCATACGATCTCGCCGCAGCCGATCAAGACAGCACCCGTCGGATGGTCACTGGGCGCCGATCAAGGCTCGTTCAATGAGCAACTGTCTGGCGAAGCATATCAGTTTGTCTGGTCTTTCGAGGACTGCATCGTAAACATGACCGGCGATGCCAACGAATTTTTCGTGATTCTCAATTCGGATGCGATTGCAATTGAACAGCAGGTAATGAGCGTACACGGGGAGTCAATCTGATGCCATCCGCAGGTCAAATGCGAAACCGAGTCGAAGTGCAGCAGGCCCAGGAAAGCGCCGATGCACATGGGCAGACTTCACGCGCCTGGACAACGATCGCAACACGCTGGGCCTCGATCTCATCCGATGCCGGCGATGAAGTTCTCGAGGGCGGGCAGCAGGAAGTTCGCAACACGCACAGCATCCGTATGCGCAGCTTCCCGGTGCTGCAGGCAGACACGCACCGGCTGATCGTGCGCGGCATCGTCTACGACATCAACGGCGCCACGCACGACCAGGCCGGCAAGCAGCGCACGACTTCAATCGCAGCGACGGACACGGGCGTGACGGCATGACCTTGAAGGACGAAATCACGCGCTACCTGAAAGGCAACGCCGGCATCGCCGCTGCCGTGGCTGGGCGCATCTTTCCCGGCCTGGCGCCGCAGTCAGCCTCGCGGCCATATCTGCTGTGGTCACGCATAGCCGATGCGCCAGGGCATCATCTCGCCGCATCGTCAGATATGTCGTCGGCACTGATCCAGGTGGACGTGATGGCCGACAGCAGCATCGAAGCCGAGACAGCAGCCGAGGCAGTGCGCGAAGCGGTGGACGGTTACCGCGGCACGCTGAACGACGAGTTCCACGTCGACTCGATGTGGCTCGATGCGGAGGCTGATTTCATCGAGTCGAAGGGTGACGGCAGCGACGACAGCACCTATCAGATTTCTCTATCAATCACGGTCAACTACCGGCGCACGGTGCCGGTATTCAATTAAAAACAAACAAGGAGAAGAACAATGCCTGGATCAGCATCTCGATCAATCGTAGGAGCGACAGTCGTTTTTGGAACGACATCCTACTCGCAGCAAATCACCAGTGTCGGCATCAGTGGTGCCGGGCGCACGGCGATCCCAACCTCGCACCTCGGCACGACGCTGGCGACCTCGGGGAAATTCGGCAGTATGACATTCAGAGCGAGCGACCTGGTGAATCCCGGCACTGTCGATCTGGGCATTCATTATGATCCCGACGACGTGCCGATCATCGACACCGCCGCTGAGACTTGCACGATCACATGGGCGACCGTGACAGGCGATTCCAGTGGCTCGATACTCGCGGCTTCGTATATCGGTACTGACTTCTCGTTCAGCGGCAGCGTTGACAGCGAGCTGTGCGAAGGATCGATGACGGGCCAGCTCAGTGGCAATGTCACACGGACGGCAGCAACCTAATCACAGGAGGCCAGGCGATGGCGATCTTGAACGTAGCAGGCATCACCTGCGAGGGCGTCATTCGCCCGGCAACGAAAGCCGAATGTGGCATCACCGGCGACTGCTTTGCGGTCGAACTGGTGAATGCCGCAGGCGAGCATATCACAGTCATCCGTGATGGCGCACAGGCATCAGCGAACCTGCTGACAGCGGTGCGCAATCACGGCCACAAGCTGGTGACGATTCGGGCCGTGACAAAAGATGAGCGCGGCCCGGCAGAGCCAGCGAAGAAAACCAAACCGAACACAGTGAAAGGGGTGAAGGGATGAGTGAGCTACGGGGGAGATTAACCAGCGGAAAGTGGTTGCCGAGCGTCAAGGTCGAAGCCGACGAAATCGAGGACGGGCTGCTGATTCCCGTGAAGTCGATGTCGTCAAAGCTGCGAGCCGAGTGCATTGCATTCAACGACGACGGCAAGGAAAAGAGCGGCGCCGATAATCTGGAGTTCCAGCGGCGCGTGATCGTGCAGACTGCGTGCGAGGCCGACGGCACGCTGATATTCAGGCC